GAACTGCATCAGCCATATTATGCCAATGTGCTGCTCCACTTATATCATAGGCAGTAGGTGGTAAATAAGAGCCGTCTGTTCCTTTGGGTAGCTTTGTAGGGTGAGCAACTACCCATGTAATAATCTCATATATACGACTAAATCTTTTACATAAAGATATAAAGTCTCTTATGTGTTCATCTTCTCTTACATTACTAGACCTTTTAGCACTCACTTCATTAAATGGGTCTATAACTAAACCATTAATACCATATTTAAAAATACTTGATTTAACAATGGAAAGAATTAAATCTATTGAAGGAACGCTTTCTTTTGTTTCTATAAAGTAAAAGTGTTTATGTACGAACTCTATTGCTTCGTTTAATTCGTCTTTAGTCATTCTATTATTAAACCCTTCATCAAATCCTTTTTTTGAATACATCTGAACCATTCTTCTTATATGGAATTGTGTACTATGTTCAGGTGAAAATATTGCAAACTTCCAATCATGATTTTCTGCCATAGTTATTAATATTTGATCTAAAAATAATGATTTCCCATGATTCGGTATGCCTGTTATTGTATGAAAGGTCCCAGTCATTAGTTTATATATATCATCTAATCCTTTTATTCCTATTTCTAAAGGTTTTTCGTAATTACCCTCATATAAATCATGTAATTGTCCAAAGTAGTCATTTGCAGTATATAAACCTTCTACTGGATATGGCTCTGCATCATCTAGTATTCTTTTTAATTCAGTAACTCCGTGTTTTATTAAGACATCATTAGCATCTTTACATCCCTCAGGTAATCTTACGAACCAAGAAATATCCTTCCCAAACCTATGTAGAAGTTCTTTATGTAATGCCCTTCCTGCAGAATCTTTATCTGTAAATATTATTATTTTTTTTGCTTCTAATGGACAGTTTTGTAAAGCTGTAAATCTTGCGTCTTGTTTATTAAATTTAGCTTCTTTTGGTGCTCCATTAGGCAAGGAAGTGGCATCATATCCTGCCATTTCACAAGCTAATACGTCCATTTCACCTTCCACAAATACAACTAAATCCTTTTTATATACATTGTCATAGTTGTATAAAATAGATTTTGCTCCTTGTGATTGTCTAAAACCTTTGTCAGCAGTTCTGTATTTGATGTTTTCTAATTCGCTTTTTTCATTGAAATACTGAAATCCAAACCAACCCTCTTCATCAAATATTTTAAATTTATCAACTACTGCTTTTGATATACCTCTACTCTCAAAGAATTTATACATTTTTGTTGTATTATTAGGTTTTGGTGTCGGTGGTTTTATATAGGTTTTTTTAGGTATAGTGATTGGTGTCATTCCTTTTTCAAAATAAGAGCCTTTCCATTCGCAGTGATGACAATACCAAACCGTTCCTTCTGAATTAATAGTTAAAGTAAGTGGGTTATCTCTAGGGTTGTGGGGTGGTTGACATTCTGGACACTTTAATTTTTGTGATCCATGTTCAAAACTTTTTTGTCTTATTCCATATTCTATTGGTGGTTTATTCATTTTTCTAATTTCTCCAGTATTTCTTCAATCAATGAGTTTCTAGCCATTTTATAATTATTTTCTACAGTATTATTTTCATCTTGTAGTTTTTTAAATGCCCTTATGAAATGAATTAAATCCATTTCCATTATGTCTAAAAATTCTTCTTTTGAATGTGAGTAATAATACATGGGTTCATGCATATCACTTGGAATTTCCCTTTCTTCAATTATTGATTGAAGTGCTATTAATGTTTTAAGTTTCATATTGTCACCCTGCTAAGTTATTAATTTTAGATTGTTTTTTAATTCCTGTAATCCAACCTGATTCGTCAGTTTCAAAGTAATCCATCCAACGTTCTTGATTTAACCAAGTGGTTGCATGAGGAATATATTTTTCTTCTGTAGATAGATTTTGTTCTGCAAATCTTTGTGCACCATATAAAATTTTCTGATAGTGTTTTTCGTCAAACTTACGAAACGACTTATAAGCCCCTTTCTTACCCACCTTTCTAGGATAAACCTTCCAAAAAGTTTGAAATTCCTTTATATATATTTCTTTTGTATTATCTTTTATAAATTTCAGAAAAGTTCGATAATCACTCTTCCTTTCAAATTTTAATCTAGAAACTTTATTTTTTTGAGAAAAAGGATTTAACTTTTCAACAACTTTTTTAACTGGTGAGTTTGAAAATAACATCTATCTATTCTACATGTATGCACTGAGAACGCTTTTTGAAAGAGCTCTTTCCATTGCAAAGTCTTGATTTAAAGCACTTAAAAATTTCATACTTAAAGTTCCTCCTTCTGCACCATCACTCACAATTTTTTCACCACCGTTCACTCCACTTGCTGCTACATTACCAGATTCTCCACTCTTTATAACATTCACATTACCTTGTTTATTATTAGATGGTTTGAAGTTTAAAAGATCACCAAAACGATTATTAAATTCTTCTATGTTTCCACGTCTAGTAGCATTAATATCAAACTGCTCTGGTAAAACTTTAAATCCTTCAGTTCCAATATCTGATTTTTTTGCTTTTATATAATTTAATACATCTTCATAAAATCTTGTCTTT